TCCGTGTCTTCGAGTGAATGAATGTTCTGGGTGCGGATACGATTACATTCCAGTAAATGAACTTACAAGAGAGCAGAAAATTATTTATGAAATAGCATTAAGAACCCACTAACATGACCCACCAACCCCAAGAAGTCCTCATCAAAGTAATTTAATATTATATTACCATGCTCGAATTTAATAAAAAACTACAAGAAAAGTTTACTCAAATGTCTCAGACAGGTAAACTATTCAGATCAGAATTAGCTGGTCAACAAGTTTGGGACTTGTATATCGGATCTTTCACAAAAGAAACTAATCCTATATTCAGAGATCCACTTAGTACATCGAAAAATTGTAATCATTGTAAGAATTTTATTCGTAGATATGGTAATATTGTATCTATTGATGAAAATTATAACATTACAACAATATTTGATGTACAACCCGATGAAGAATTTGAAAACACAGTAAAAGTACTCACAAAAGCTATTAAAAAAGCTAAAGTTGGTGAAGTTTTCTTTGAAACATTCAATGAGTTAAATGACTTACCTTATGAATCTTGCACTAAATCTTCTAAAGTATTTCAATTAGGTGTTAAAAGTAATCCTAAAAGATATACTAAAGAAGAAGCCGAGAAATACGGTGTAGTTAAAGCTAATGAAGTACGTACTTTTCATCACATGCATCTCATGCTTGACAAAGCTTTCGTAGATACCTCTAATAAGTCTGTAGAGGCTATTATGGGCCTTTACAGAGATGCTAAGAATGTATTTCAAAGAGCTATGGAGACTATCTCTTTAGACACTTTAAAGCTTGTTAAAGACCTAATTAATCAGAGTTCTTTACTCGATGGTCAAACTCATCTTTATAAGATTGAGCAAATGATTCCATTAAAGGAGGAATATGATTCATTAGCAGCTAATCAAAGAGATAATTGGTGCTGGGTAAAGTCTTATAACTTCCCACTAGCTAAATTTCGTAATGAGCTGATTGGTGTATTATGTTCAGAACTTTCTGAAGGTGAAGAACTTAATAAAGCTTGTCAATCTTGGAATAAAAGAGTTGATCCTGTTCATTATATGAAAGCTTCAGCTCCAATTACTAAGAAGCAAATTGAAGATGCTAAGAAGTTTGTTGAAGAAAATGAATATACTGAGAGTTTTAACAGGAGATTTGCTAGTATTGATGATATAAAAGTATCAGAAATATTACATTCTAATGTTGGAAACGGTAAAATCAAGGCTGTTTCTATTTTTGATGGTGTAAAATCAACAAGTACACGTCATAAAAGAAGCGAATTTGATGGTATTGAAGAAGTCTCTATTGATAGATTCATGAAAGATATTCTTCCTACATGCTCTTCAGTTGAAGTATTCTTAACAAATGCTCAGGAAGGTAATTTAGTTTCTTTAACAACAGCTAATATACCAGATTCTAAACCCATCTTTAAATGGAGTAATAACTACTCATGGACATTTAATGGTAATTTAGCTGGTAAATCTCAATTAACTGAGATGGTTGAAGCTAAAGGAGGAAGAACTGATGGAGTATTTAGATTTTCCCACTCTTGGAATGAGATAGAACCTAATCAATCTCTAATGGATCTTCACGTATTTATGCCGGGTTGTAAAATTCCTACTTCAGGTGGTGGCCCACATGTTATGGGAAGGAGAGTGGGTTGGAATAGTAGAGCTGATACATTATCTGGAGGTAACCAAGATGTAGATCATACTAATCCTGCACCTACTGGTTATGTTCCAGTTGAGAATATTACATTTCCTACTTTAAGTAAAATGCCAGAGGGTACATATGTTTGTAAAGTACATAACTGGCAATTTAGACAAACTGGAGGAAGAGGTAAAGCTGAGATTGCATTTGAAGGTAATGTTTATCAATATGTATATCCTAGTACTAAAAATCATGAGTGGATCACTGTTGCAGAAATCACACTTAAAGATGGTAAATTTAGTATTGAGCATAAACTTCCTATAGCTAGTGAGCAAACTAAAGAGCTTTATAGTCTTGAAACTAATCAATTCCATAAAGTAAATTTAGTATGTCTTTCACCCAATCATTGGGGAGATAATAATGTAGGAAATAAACACTATTTCTTTATGTTAGAAGGTTGTAAATCTCCAGTAAGTATTCGTAGTTTTCATATTGAGAACTTATTGCCTGAACTTGCAGCTCATAGAAAAGTTCTTGAAGTACTTGGTAATACAAGTATGATTGAGCCTAGTGATAAACAACTCTCAGGATTAGGTTTTAACTCTACTGTAAAAGACGAAGTAATCTTAAGATTACAAGGTACTCACAAAAGAGTTATTAAAGTTAATTTTAGCGGGATGTCAACAACATTTGTTAAAATAAGTAAAAAAGCAGTTTTAAACCAACATTAATATGTATAAAGAAGCAGTAAGACAACAATTAAGATTTTCTACACCAAAAGGAAATCTATCATTAGAACAATTGTGGAGTTTGACTCCAAATGAATTGGATACATTAGCAGTATCATTAGATACTGAATATAATGAATCAGGTAAAAAGTCTTTCTTAGTTAAAAGGTCTGTAAAGGACAAAACAGCTAAGTTGAAACTTGATATTGTATTAGACGTACTCAATACAATAAGTGAGGAGATTGAAGTTGCTAGAACTAAAGCAGAAGACAAAGCTCACAATAAGAAGATTCTTGAACTTATCTCTGAAAAGCAAGATGAGACTCTCAAGGGTAAAAGCATTAAACAGCTTGAAGCTTTGTTGAAGTAATTTAAGATTTGACCTATGGTGTAACTGGCAACACGTCTGATTTTGGTTCAGAAGAGTCTAGGTTCGAGCCCTAGTAGGTCAACTTATTTAACTTAAAAATTCAAGTATATGTATGACTATTTATTCCATTACAACCCATTTCAAGAAATGTGGTATGCTTTTAGAAGAGAGGACAAAGAAAATTACTTTAATGGTAAATTAACTAGTCCTCCCCATTCTAAAGATATTAAAGTATTAATAACAGAAGTACAAAAACTAACAAAATGAAATTATCAAGAAGAGAAATTGAAGCACTAGCTAAAGAATTTAAGACGCAATTAGAAACTCGTAATCAAACTGTTGCATTTCCTAAGTGGAGATCTAGTTTAGAAGGACAAAAAATTCAAAAAGCTCTTAAAGCGATACAAGAAAAGCAAGCTGAAATTAATAAAATCTCTGATCAAATTAATGTTATTAAAAGTCAGATTAGGAAGGATATTAAAACAGATAAATACTTTTTTGTTCCAAGTACAATAGAAGAGATTTACAAGATTAAAAATCAGTTTGCTTATGCTAGTTTACGAAATATTGAAGATGCTTTAATAGTCGCTTGTATTGATTCTAAATCAGTAGATGAATTAATGAAAAAGTTAGAAGCTAAATTTAAAACAAAATGAGAAAAATTAAAAAACCAGTAAGAGCTGTTAAAGCTAAGGCAGAAGTTGTAAAAAGTGCAAAAAAATTTGATCCTAAGAAAGCTATTTCTGCGGTTATAGAAGTAATTGAATATGATTGGAATAAAATTCCAGCTGGAACATGGTTTACTGCTTTTATTGAGAAGAGTAAGGTAGTTGGTAGAATTCAAAAAGAGTCTGGTAGTATATATTTATGTAATTCTGGTAGATCTGGTAGTGAGCCATCAACTCATAAATTTGGATTTAAATATTCTTGGAGTATAGGCTCTGGTAAATTTGTAGATTTAAAAAATAATAGTATTACTGATTTGGTATTACTAGCGGAAAAACCAAAAGGATTTGAAGTGCCGCCTATTCCAATAAGAATTGCTGGATATGATACAACTTTCAGTAAAGGTCATATTAATGTAGGTTGTAAAGTAGTTACAAATAAAGAAGTTCGTGAAATAGTTAAACGTCTAATTGATTAAAAAATAACTATGAGCAATACTGATACAGTAATTTTAAATAGATCTTTTTATGATCAAATGCGGAATAATTTAGATGCATTTGATAAAGTAAAAAAAGGATGGTTTCTAAAATGGATACAAGATAGATATTCTTATTCTCAATGGGCATCACTTACCCCAGATGAATTTAAATCTGAGTTATCTTTGACTAATGAAAAGTTAAAAGCAGATGATATTAATCTTCGTAAGAATCTTCAGGAAACAGAAAAAAAATTGCAAGACTGTAAAGATCTTTCTGTAAAGTTAGATTTAGAAATTAAAGATTTGAAAAGATATAGAGATTGGTATTATGAAAACTCAACGCGCAAGTGGTATCAATTTATTAAATTAAGTAATTAATGATTCATTTTGTTGGAAACTCAATGATAGTAGAGGGTGATTTAGTTCATCCTTCTACTATTGCTGAGTGTGTGGAGTACTTTAAGTATCATACACATATAGCTGTAGATACTGAAACTCAAGGAAGAGATCCTCACTCTAAAAAGATATTATCTTTACAGATTGGTGATGATAGAAATCAATGGGTTATTGATTGCCGAACTATTAACATATTAAGATTTAAAGAGTTACTTGAATCTAAAATATGTATTTTTCATAATGCAAAGTTTGATTATAAATTTTTAAAGCATGCTGGCATACTTGTAGAAAATATCTATGATACAATGCTGGCAGAATGTGTTATTTACTGTGGATATGAGAAGTTTGGATATAGTTTAAAAGATGTTACTCTCAGGTACTTAAATATTGATTTAGATAAGAGTACAAGAGGAGAATTTTATAAGCTAGAAAGTGAGCCTTTTACAGATGGACAAATAGAATATGCAGCATTAGATGTAACTTATTTACATCAAATAATGGCTCTGCAACAAGAAAAAATTACACAGTACAATTTACAATATTGTGTTAATCTGGAAAATGAGGTAGTAAAAGCATTAGCTGATATTGAATACAATGGTTTTATTTTAAATAAAGAAAAGTGGTTACAAAACGCAATAAGTTATGAAGATAAACTTAAACAAATGGAAAATACTTTGGACAATATTGTTCTTAGTGATTCTAAGTTGTGTGATGTTTACAAACCCAAATATATCCAAGCTGATCTCTTCGGTTATACTAGTAGGGATTTGGATATTAATTATGCCTCTCCTACGCAAATAAAAGGTATTTGTGATACACTTGGATTTCAAGTTGATAGTACTAATGATCGTGAATTAACTAAATTAGCTAAACTTCATCCTTTTTTCAAAGAGTTACAAAATTATAGAGAACTAGCTAAAGTAGTAAGTACTTATGGAAAATCATTTTTAAATTATATTAATCATAGTACTGGTAAAGTACATACAGACTTTTGGCAAGTGCTAAAATTATTTGGCTGATTTACAAGTAATTGTAAATTTTAATGGGATAAATTGCTGGAATATCTATAAAAAATTTGGAAAATACAAATATTGTTTGTATATTTGCCAAATGAAACAAAAAATAGACAATCAGCAGCCAATCTTGGGAATTCCACAAAGTACCAAGCAGGTTCAACGACTAACTAGTGAGCAGGAAAGCAATAAACTAGACACGAACATCCCACATCCTTCAAGATTAAAATGTTCTGAATGTAAAGAAGTTAAAGATTCGCATGAATTTTATATATCTACAAAATATTCCAAAAGAGGATATGATTATAGATGTAAAAAATGTTGTAAATCTAGAAGTGTAGCACAGCATTTTGAAAATAGAGATGCTATTTTACTTAAATGGAAAAATACACGAGATTCTTTAACAACAGAGCAAAAGAAAGATATTGCAATAAAAAGTAAAGAGTGGTATAGAAATAGTATAAAAAAGAGATTACTAGCGAGAGCTAAAGATAGATCTAAAAGATTAGGCATGTATTGTAATATTGATATTAGTGATATTATAATTACTGAGAAATGCCCACTCTTAGAGATTCCATTTGAATATGGTAGTACTCATAATAAGTGGTTAACATATTCCATAGATCGTATAGATAATACTAAAGGATATGTTAAAGGTAATATACAAATTATTACTTATTTAGCTAATACTATGAAATCTAAAGCTACTATACCGCAATTGAGAACATTTGCAAAGAATATTCTTTTACAATTTAAGGATGATGATATAGTCTGAACTATATGGTGACATATAGATATATAGGATAAAGAGCCTATATGATAACATAATTGAAATACGGGAAGAGTCTCAAGTGGCTCTAAGAGTATGAATGCTTGTAATGTACAAAATATACCGGGAGATAATAAATTTCGTAATTGTTTTGAAGCTAGAGAAGGATTCTTGTGGGTAAGTATTGATTACAATGGTCAAGAGCTTCGCCTAATGGCTGATGGAAGCAAAGAGAAGGGTTTTATTGATGTTTTAAATAGAGGTGAGGATTTACATTGCTACGCAGGTAGTATGATGTTTAAACGCACTATAACTAAGTCTGATAAAGAACTTAGAAATAAGGCTAAGACTATCAATTTTGGGAAACCTTATGGAATGGGGCCACCAAAGCTTGCAGATACTTTAAACATAACTGTTGATGAGGCTAATGAACTTTTTGATTTATATGCTAAATCTTTTCCCAGATTAAATGCTTGGTTAGCACGACAAGGTAAGTTTGCTAAAGAGAATTGGTATAGTACAACCTTTGCACCTTGTTATAGAAAAAGATGGTATCCTGATATGAAGATTGCAGCAGAGCTGCGTAAGACTGTACAAAAGGGAGATAAAGAGACTTGGAAAAGAATCTTAACAATAGAAGGACAAACTGAGAGAAATGGTGGAAATCAACCTATTCAGGGTAGTGGAGCTGATATTACAAAAGAAGCTTTAGTAGAGGTGAGAAGACTAATTCAACAATATAATATTCGATATAATTCTGAAGTAGCTTTTCTAATATGCACCGTTCATGATGCAATTGATTGTGAAGTTAGAGAAGATTTAGCAGAAAGATTCTCTAAAGATATGGAAAGAGTGATGATTGAATGTGGTAACAAGTATGTTACTGATGTAAAAATGGAAGCTGATATAACTATAACTAAATACTGGACAAAATAATGAAAACTCAAGAGCTTGTACAAAAATACAAAAGTAATAGTGATGGAATTACTGTAGAAGAACAATTGTTGTGTATTGAAGAGTACATTAAAGATAAGAAAATAGTGGATGTTAAGATAAATCCAGATAAGATTCGTACACCTCATGATGTATTATTACTTCATGTAGCTTTTTGTAAAGCTTTTGACTATTTAACTCTCAAATATGAAGAAGACTCCGTTAGAAGTTAGATTGTATTGTCATCATACTTCCACTCTATTACAAAATAAAGGCATTAGAGCAGCTGAAAAGTACTTATATAACTTACCACAGGGTATCTATGATAAGATTGTTGACATGAGTATAGACCATACTGATGTAGATAAAGTCTTTAAAGATTTAGAAAAACACCGTAATTATGTCTCAAAGTACTTTAGAGTTAAAGAAGAGAGAAGTTTACAGGGAATTAGAGGTGTACATTGACTTGGTTGAAGAAAAATACAAAAAAGTATTTACTGATTACCAAGAACTTGCAGATAAAATAAATCTTAATTTTGGCACGACTTTTGATAAAGAAGATGTAGAACATTATTATGATAAATATTACTTACAAGAAACTGAAGATATGAAATTACAAGTTAAAAATCTAGGACTAATTTATTAAATCATGAGTGAAATATTGAATACTCATATGGAAGAGTGTCCCAATTGTTTGGGAGCTAAAAGTGTCTGGAATGGTGAAGATTTTGTTATCTGTACTATATGTCATGGTGCGGGTGAAGTAAAGGCAGTTAATACTGATGAAGAGGATGATGCAGGGCCAGAGTTTGTTGATTTTGACGAATTAGAAATTGACCCTGATGAGTTTTACGATGAGGAATCATATCCATGATAATAAAAATTGATACAGATTTACTAGAAGCTGAGGCTTTAGAACCACAGCAATATGTATTTTTGTTTCTACAATATTTAGGCAACGCTAGTGAGGCTTGGAAAGTATCTCCATGTAATGAAGATTATCTACATTACTTGGAGGTACAAGGCTTTATTAAAGTTACAGGAGAAGGTGATGAGCCTATTGTAATTTTAAGACAGCGTACATTGGATTTATTTGAAACTGATGCTCCTCAGAAGAAATTTGAAGAGCTCTGGACAATTTATCCAATGAAGGTTCCTAATGGAAAAGGTGGAACTCGTCCTTTAAGGGCAAGTACGCTGGATTCTAAAGATGCTGAAACTTGTGGAACAAAGTACAAGAAAATAATTCGTAATTCACCGGGACTGCATGAGAATATTATAAAAGCTTTAAATCAAGAACTTGAAGAAAGAGCTAGAAGTAATGCAATGCAGTACATGCATCTGTTAGAAGTATGGCTTAATAAAAGAGCTTGGGAGAGATATGTAGGGGAGGAAATACAAACAGATGGAGGAAGGGATATTTGATCATGTATTAGCCAAAGTTAAGGCTAATAAAGAAGCTAAAGATCAGGGAAAGATAACGAGTATCTTTCCTGAAACTTTAGAAAGGTTAAGTGAATTTTTTCCGGGTTGGGAACGTGGTACTTATAATATAATATCGGCATCCAGCGGAGTTGGAAAAACGAAGCTTACTAAATTTTTGATTGTAACAAGCATTTATCAATTTATTAAGAAGTATCCAATTAGGACTAAAATTTTCTATTTTGCTTTAGAGGAATCTAAAGATGAATTCTGGTTAAGTGTTGTTAGTACCTTACTATACGAGAAGTATGGTATAAGCATGCATAACTCAGAATTAAAGTCATTAGGAAAATTCCATCTATCAGAAGATGTTCTGCAAAAGATCGAGTCTTGTAGAGCTGATATTGAAGATATGGAGAATTATATAGATGTCATAGATCACGTAAGTAATCCATTTGGTATTTATAAGCATGTCAGGGAGTTCTTCATGCAACCTGAAATAGGTCATAATATAACTGAAATTAGAAATGGTGAAACTCATATTATTGGGTATCATCATAATGATCCTGATTTTTATCCATTTGTTGTAACAGATCATGTTAGTTTATTATTACCAGAAAAAGGAAGTACTTTACATGAAGCAATGAGTTTATTTTCTAAAGAATATTGTTTAAAACAATTCTGTAAGAGATTTAAATGTGTTGTAATTAATGTTCAACAGCAAGCAGCTGAAACTGAAAGGCAGGAATTTCATAACGGAGAAACTATTGAACAGAAATTAGAACCTAGTTTAAATGGATTAGCAGATAATAAAACAACTCAAAGAGAAGCTGATTTAGTACTTGGTTTATTTGCTCCAGCTCGTTACAATTTGAAAAAATATCGGGGGTATGATATTACAAAGCTTGGAGATAAAGTTAGATTTTTAAAGTTTTTAAAAGATCGCAATTATGGTTTGGCTAATGCTTATGTTCCACTATATTTTAATGGTGCTGCAAATGTATTTAAAGAGCTTCCAAAGCCAGATGTGATCAATTATGAGGATTATGCCTAAAACAATTAAACACGATGAAGGAAAAGCTCAATATAGTGATTTACCTGTTCTTACTTTAAGATCAGTTACAAAAGCTTTTAATTATGGGCAGAAGAAGTATGGGAAGTTTAATTATACAAATGGGCTTGAGTGGCTAAGATATTATGATGCTTGCCAAAGACATCTTGCAGATTGGTTAATAAGTAAGGATATAGATGATGAGTCAGGAAATCACCATATAGATCATGCTATTGCCAGTTTAATGATGTTAAGAGAAAATATACATCTTGGTAAAGGTGTAGATGACAGGAATAAACATTACAAAATATTAAAAAAGAAAAAATGATTATTAAAGATTCAGTTTTAGGAAGATGGTATGTTGAAGTGGCTTTTAAGTCATACAATGTATATGAAGATGGGAAACCTACAAAGATTGTACACAGAGCTCCTAATTTACAAGAAGCTGTGGGACATATCTTTGAATTGAGGGTTGCAGAATTAACTGGAGAGGGTACATTAAAAGAGTTTAATCAAACTATTTTTGATATGAATGAAGCTTTTCAAAACGCTTTTAAAATTAATGAAGTACAGCCTGTAGCTAAGTATCAGGAAATGATTCCTAAAGTACAAGCTGAATCAACAGGAGTTTAAACAAATAAAATAATGATAGTATTACCCGAAGAAAAAATAAAAGCTACAGCTGTGTCAGCTTCTACTATATTAATGTATTCAAAGCCTAAACAAGGTAAAACTACTGCTCTAAGTCTATTAGAAGATTCTATTATTATAGATACAGAGAAGGGAAGTGGCTTTGTAGAGGCTAGAAAGATTCAAATAGATACTACTAAACCAGAACATGAACAGTATAAAGAGTTCATGGATATTTGCAGAGCTATTTATATGAAGGGATATAATACTGAAACTAAAGTTTATACACCTTTCTATAAATACCTAATTGTAGATACTCTGAGTAGAGTAGATGAGTGGTCTGAAGTTCAAGGTACTCTGGAATATATGGACAAAGCTCAAGGTAAAAAGATGAACAGAAATGCTAAAGGAGAAGTAATTTCTCCTACATCTAAAGACTTTGAAACGGTACATGATATGCCCAATGGCTATGGATATAAGCATAGTAGAGCTACTATGTTAGAACTGTATGATAGAGTTTGTACACTGGCTCCAAGAGTTATCTTTGTATGTCATACAAAAGATAAAATTGTAGCTACTAATCTTACTGAATCTGTAATGACTAAAGAAATTAGTCTTACAGGTAAATTGAAAGATATTATTGCATCTAAAGTAGATACAATTATGTACTGTTATAGAGATGGTAATAAATTAATGGCTAGTTTTAGTGGAGAAGATGGAACAAGATGTTCATATCTAAGTGGAAAAACTATTGTATTAACCGAATCAGATGATAAAGGTAAAATAGTAGTTAATAATTGGAATCAAATATTTATAGATTAAATATGAAAGTAGATTTAAACAAAGCAGAGTTTCTTGCGATTTATAACGACAAGAAGCTAAAGCAAGCAGACAAGCTTGAAGCATTAGGATTGACTTTATCAGAGTATAAAGCAGCCTGTAAGATTCTGAATTTAGCTCCACTAAGAGTTAAACCAAGAACAATTAATTTTGTTGAAGACCAAGCAGTATCAGAAGTTACTGATAATGTTGCAGCTGTACCAGCAGCTTAATCTTCAAAACTTAACGAGAAACAATTAAATTTTATATTATGAGTGGAACAAGAGGAGTTGTCGCTACAGATAACAGAAAAATGAGTCCTTACATTCAGTTTGGAATTCAAAATCTGCGAATTAATGCAGTAGAAATTCGTACTGCAAAAACTGGATCTAAACAGTGTGTGTTTAGTATGGAAACACGTCCAGTTACAGTACCTGATTTTGAAGGTATTGATGGTGCTCAAGGACAAGTTGGAAAAGTTTATTTTCCTCGTACATGGCTAAAGACTGAAGATCCTAAAGCAATGGAATCTTTCTTTAAGCAAATCGCAATTATGGGTGATAAATTAGGTGTTCGTGCTCAAATTGATGCAGTTGATTATTCTGATTTTGATTCTTACATGAGTACTATTGGTAATATTATCAAGAATAAGTACGCATGGTGGAAACTTGTCGTTGAAGAATATGAACGTCCTGATAAAGCACCGGGTAAGAAGCTTTATATTCCAAAGTTTGGATTTATTGCTAATGAAATGGAAGGAGAATCACATTTGAAGTTTGACAAAACTAATAATTATGATTACTCCGCAGTAGGTACTACTGTACAAACTGCTGATGCTACACCAGTTGATGTAGCTAAGGATGATTTACCCTTTTAATTAAAAATAGTAGGTGCAGGCCGCATTAGGTTAACTAATGTATTCATAGAGACTTGCTAAGTGTGAGATTGTCAAGCCTACAATTTTTAATTTAAACTAATTTATGCGAGGAACGAAAGGAATTAAAACAGAAAAATTAACCTTAGAGACTTTATTTACTTTAGTTTCTGAGTATAATTTATGGTGTTACTATACAGGATTACATATAAAATTTCAAAAAAAGATTAATTCTCCTTTACGTAAAGATGACAATCCAAGCTCAGGATTCTTTGTATCCAGAACGAATAGTATATTATTAAAAGATTTTGGTACTGGAAAAGCATATTCTTTATTTACTTTCCTGCGCATTAGATATGGTTGGACTTTTTATGAAGCTTTACAGCATATCAATTCTGATTTTAACCTTGGATACAACTACCCATCACTTGCTTTAACTAATAACAAACCAGTATTACATAAGAATGTAGATTTATCTGAGGGTAAATCTGTAAAAATCAAAGTTAAGCGTGGGCCTTGGAATAAAGAAGAATTACAATATTGGGCTGATTATCATATTACAAAAAGAGCATTAGATAAATTTAATGTCCGTCCTTTACAATGTTACTGGATTGTTAAAGGTTTTAATTTGTATCAATTTTGTAGAAGTCCAAAAGAGTTATTATTTGTCTTTTCATTTGGTAATGCCATTTATAAAATTTATCGTCCTTTTGGATCTAAGAAATTAGACAAGTGGTTTAGTAACAGTCCTATAGATATTTTAATGGGTTATGATGAGCTTTCTTGGGTAGGTGATACTTTAATCATCACAAAAGGAATGAAAGAATTGTGTATTTTAGATGAATTGGGATACCCAACTGTAGCTTTACAAGGAGAAGGATGTTATCCACCTGAGTCATTAATGAAGGTACTTTCTAGGCGTTTTAGAGACGTATACATTTTACTGGACAATGACAAAGCTGGGCATATAGGAATGGCTTATATGAGAGATTTATATGGTTTAAAGCCTATTTACTTACCAGATGAGTATCTGCCTAATGGTAAGGATTTAGCTGAAATTAGCAAAATGACTGATTTACAAACAATTAAGGGAATTATTGATGGAAGTCTTAAAACGGAGTGATATAAAGAAGTTTAAAGAGCATTTTGGAGGAAATGATCCCGTCTTAGGAAAGTACTCAAAGAATTGGGTACTAGATCATGATCATGATACAGGTATGTGTAGAGGTGTTATAGACAGAGATATTAATCAATTTATTGGTAAAATAGAGAGTGCCTATAAGAGATTTGTAAGACATAAAATACCGCAAACATCTTTAGGAGAGATATTAGTTGATGTGGCTTTTTATTTAAAAAATGATGCTATCTATAGAAATGTGCTTCATCCAGAAGGAGTTCTAAAATTATGTCGTCAATTTAGCTATAAAAATGCTTCAGAGCAGTCTAAGATTTTAAAGACGATGTATAAATATACTATCAAAGAATTGAATAACATGTCAAAAGCTGAACGCTTGAAATTATATAAAGCTTATTTTACAGATGAAAGAAGAATTTTTAAAATTTAATAATGAATTATGGAATTTACACCAGAATTTAAACTAAAAGTTTATGAGTGCCTAAAAAATCACGTAAGTATAACTGATATTATGAAGTCTTTAGAAGAGAATGATGATCTCAACTTTAGATTTCAAATTGAAATTGTACTTGATTCTTTAGATAGAATCCTAAGACCACGTATCATAATGGATATGGGTGATATGGAGTTGTGGAATGGGCAAGTTAGATACTGGCTAGAGATGAATTCTATCTATGCTGATTTTATGGAAATGGTAACAGAGGAATTAGATAGAGATCTAGGCATATTAAAATCAAAAGATGATGAAGATTTCCATCATTGATGCAGACAGTATTATTTATAAGATATGCTGGAAGTATGATGGACAAGATTTAAACTCTTTAAAGAAGTACATAGATACTTATATTAGTGGTATTAACAAGATGGTTGATGCTACTCATTTTTGTCTATGTTTAACTGTAGGTAAAAACTTTAGGTACAATGTTGCAGTTACTCGTCCTTATAAAGGAAATAGAACAGCACTTGAAAAACCTAAGTTTTTTGATGATATAAAAGAGTATTTAGTTACACACTATAAAGCTTCATATACTGCCAATTTGTATGAAGCTGATGATCTTATATTTATTCATGGTACTAATTTAAAGATTAAGTACCCAGAATGTGTAGTTATTTACTGTACTAATGACAAAGATTGTTTACAAATACCGGGAGATTTTTATGACTATCATAAAGATGCATCATTTAGAGTAGATGAGTATTCTGCGAGTTATAATCTATGTACTCAAATGATTAAAGGAGACTCAACAGATAATATTGTGGGGATAGAGGGGCTGGGAGCTGTTGCAGCAAAGAAAATACTTCAGGAAAATGTACCTGAAGAAACTAATATGAATTTAGTTTTTTCAGAATATTTAAAGAAGTACGGATCAAATGATGGTATATTAAGATTTTGCGAGACTTATAAGCTTGTAAAATTAGTACATACTGATTTAGAAATACCTCTTCCTTCTTTAAATGAAGTGAAGAATGAATTTAACGGAGTATCAGAAGGAAGCGAAAAGAACTTGTCCTGATTTAGGAGACAATGAGATTGATGATGTACATATGCTACTTGGTATGAGTACAGAGGTTGGAGAGTTACATGATATTTATAAAAAGGCTATTGCCTATAAAAAACCTTTGGACAAAGCTCATATTAAAGAAGAGCTTGGTGACTTGATGTGGTATATCATCAATTTTTGTGATATTAATAATTTTGATCTGGAAGCTATTTTAGACACTAATATCAGTAAGTTAAAAACAAGGTATCCAAGTAAATTTACTACTGAGGCTGCTTTAAACAGAGATCTTGATAAAGAGAATAAAGTATTAGGAAAAGAGTAATTTTATTGGGTGGATATGGGAGTGAGGATGATGAAAGATTCAAAAGTAGTTATTAATCTAACTTATACTTATCTTTTACCAATGTTGGGGTTGTCTTGTAATATAGGAAGAGATTCCTTTATTAATTTTCGTGGTATATTTTTAAGGAATGATGATTATCCAGAAATACAAGATCGCTTATTTCTTTGGTTAAGAGCAAGTGCAGATAGAAACTATCTGGCTTTTGAGCAACAATTAAGAAGACTTGCTGATTATGACTCGTGCTATGAGCCAGATAAATATCATACTATTTTTTTGTTTAAGATTCCTGCTGAATACAAAAGAGAGTATGATAAATTTATTGAGAGTAGATACTCTGAATTTAGTGAGAACTTTAAACAAGCTCTGATTAAATATCATGGGTATAGTAAAACTAATGCTGGAGCTGATATTATTAAAGTTTTGTACAAAGATCCAGAATTATATGAAGCAAAAGAGAAGGAAATAAACAAAGGACTTGATTATAAGGAATGGACTCGAATTCCACGTACTCAGGAAATTGGTGTATTACTTTCTGAAAGGATTGAACATGAGACATTTAGTGATGACCTGAAAGTTCAGGAATCTATGTCTCCAAATAACAAATTAACAATTTAAAAATTTAGAAAATGAGAAGTATTGAAGTTTATAGTTCGCAAAATAATGAAACAACAACAGTTCGTTTTGAAGGTACAACCTTTGGAGAATTGCTTGATGAGATGGGATTTGAAGCTGGTCAATTCACTGGTGCAGGTGGAACAACTAAGAGTACGTATGTTGCAGAAGATGCTATCATCTCAGAAGATGATGATTTTATTGCAATCTATCCTACCAAAATGAAAGCTGGTAGTGATAATGGTACTAGATACTCTGATGCAGCTGTAAGAGAGATGCATACCAAAATTACAAATTTGGTGGCTGATATTTTAGGAGAAGATGCAGAAGATCTCGCTGAATTGCCTAAGAGTGGTAAACCTTCCAAGAATGCTATGAATGCTGCGAAAGCTAAAGCTTTAGCTAAAGGAATGGGCTTGAGTTAATTTTAATTGATTTTTTAATGGGGAGAGTGTAAAAGCTCTCCCCTTTATTTTATATTTATGGCAGACACATTAGACCTTAAAGAGGTTATTAAAAAAGGAACAAAAGGAGCTACTAAAAAGACTGTTGAAGTAATAGTTGAACCAGTACCTGTTCCAGTTGTTGTGGAAGTGCCTAAAAAAACACCACAAGAACAAACATTTGCTGATATTATAGAAATCACTAAGGATGTATTCCCAGAAGAAAATATTGAGGTTACTCAAACTAATAATTTACTCTCTTTAGTTATATATGTTCCAGAGATTATCATAGTAAATGGACAACACAAAAAGCACACAATTACAGATCTTTATACTAAACTAGTTTTTGCGGTTGAAACATCTGGTACTGCAAGAATTACAGATTTAGCACTTCGTAGAGGTTCTATAACTCATGGAGAATATTGTTATGGTTATGTACACTCTCATGTTTCACAAAGTTCAAGTGGAACATTACAATCTTATAGTAATTCTGTTTGTTTAGGAAGCACGCCAATTGCAACTTTAAGAACATTACTTCAAGCAAAATACAGTAATAAGGATTATAGAAATTTCTTACACATGTATAAGAATTGGCTATCTTGGGAATCTATTGAAGGAGCTCCTTATAGATACATGGATAAAATTATTTCCAGTGTTTCAGCTAATATTGATTATACTATAGAAAGAGTACGAAGTTTTGAAAAGATGTGTACAGTTCTACATAAATATTTAGATGTACTTGAAGTAGATATTTCAGATGTTGATCCTAAAATTACTGCTTTTAAACCAGCTTTTATGATAGTAAGACAAAATAAAGCTTTTGACGATTTAGTGAGGGAATCTTGTACTATATTAGGAGTTATAAGAGGTTTTACCTTTGAAGTACAACCACAAAAGGTTACAGCTGATACTATTACAAGTCTAAATAAAATTGCAACTAAATTTGTATTTAAAGGTAAGATTATTACTCCTTATATCAAAATGCCAGAAACAAAGGAAGTTAAAGAGGATCTTAGTAAATTAATACCAGCACCAAGAATAGTAGAGTATCTTAAGAGTGAATTAGAAAAGTTATTAACTAAAACTTATAATGAGCAAATTTAAAAATAAGAATAAACACAAAGCTGGGAATACTAGTTATTTAGGAACAACTGCTGGATTTAAACCAGAGAAAACATACGCAGAGGTAGAATTTAGTAATACTCCCACTTTGATTATATCAAAAGAATTACAATCTCAGATTACTACTGCTCACTCAAAAGTAGGTAATGTAGAATGGTCTGGATTTGTGTTCTTTAAAGAAGTACAAGGTACTATTAAAGATCTTGAGAACTTCACAATGAAAGCTATGTATGTTCATATCTTAGATGTAGGTACATCAGGTTATACTGAATTTACTATTAATGGAAGAATTGTAGAGGCTTTTCAAGAGTTTCCAGATGCAAAGAATTGCAAAACTGGCATGATTCATTAAAAGTGTAGTGAATCTAAAATTGGGAGAATTGCTGGAAAACCCTGAAATATGGACAATCAGCAGCCTAGCTTAGAGATTAAAATCTCTTTGAAGGTTCAACGACTAGATATTGAAACTAGATATTAAGTATTTAGAATATAATATATCCACGAGCACCCAACAACTTGATTATTAAGTTGATGATATAGTCTGAACTTACTATAAGTAATCTTAGAAAGATTATGAAATTTAAGAAGTGGAAATTAAAAAAACCACGATAACAACATTGACACATCATGATATGAAAGCATTCTTTAGTGGTACTGATACAAGAGAATTGCATGATAATGCAGGATTTTATCCTTACTATTTGTCACTAATTGTAAACCATGTAGGACAATACTGTGCTAAGATTGCTATTGTAGCAAATGAAAACTCTAGTCCAAGAGATATTATTGCAAATAAGAGCTTAAAAGGACTTAAATGGACATTAGGATCTAAAGAATCTAAAGAGGTTCTTGTAACAATGAATTGTAAGATTGTTATGGAGCAAGATGAGCACTTTTTAAAGCGTTTAGATACCTTAATTGATGCTCGTAAGACTTATACATACAAGACTCCAGCTAAATATGATTATCAAGTAAAAGATACTCGTAGTGCTCCAGATTGGGATAAAGATTGGGATAAGCAATCTTCTCAACTTCCAAGATCTAGTCAGCCTAGTTTGTTTGACCAGACTTTTAAAAGACCATCAATTACAAGTATTGATTTAACTCGTGGTACTATAACATCATTTATTGCTAAGGTATTAAATGGTTGTGATATGGAGTATTCTTCAACTAGCTTGTTGTATACTCTAAAGCAGTTTGATGCAAAATACCCTAGTGATAGAAAAGAATTTGAGCGTGCTTTTATCTTTGATCAAATTGAAGAGCAATTAAGAAACTTTGCAGTTAAATTCTATAACAAGGAAATAAATGATGAAGAATATGCTGTTCTTATGTCTAAATGCTTTGAAGTCTTAGAATTGACTGAGTATAGATCAATTGATGCATCAGCTGATTTAGGTGATATATTTTGCCTGTACAGTTGGGAAAATAATAAGGAGGAGGTTGAATGAGGAAATTAGAACCAAGTCCTACTGTGATAACTTCACAACCTGAAGTAGCTGAGGTAGTTGAAAAGAATCCAAGAACTGTTAGATTTTCTGAAGCAATTTGGTTTGAACCGGGAATTGAAGTAGTTATTGGAGGAGTAGGAAGTATAGGATCTCATTTAGCATATTTTCTTTCAAGACAAGTTTGTAATCTTCATTTATTTGATATGGATGTAGTTGATGCTACTAATTTAGGAGGCCAATTATATCCTGAGAGTACTGAAGGTATGCAGAAGACTACAGCTTTGGATAACTTCTTAGGTAATTATGGACAAAGTAAAGAAATTAGTACTTATGATAAATATCAAGAAGATAGTATCTACTCTAAGTATATGTTCTCTTGCTTTGATAATATGGAGGCTAGGAGGATAATGTTTGAGAATTGGAAGAAAAATACTAATCCAAACAAAATCTTTATAGATGGAAGAATGAGTGCTGAAATGGGGCAAGCTTATTTTGTTACAGCTGATAAAACAGAAGAGTATGAAAAGACTCTCTTTGTAGATGCTGCTGTACCAGATGCTCCCTGTACTTATAAAAGCACTACTCATTGTGGAGCTTTATTAGCTGCTTATATGGTTTCAGGATTTAATAATCATATAGGTAATTCTAAGCTAAAAGTTCCTTATAGAGAAGTTCCATTTAAAGCTGAATTTAATTTACAACTGTTTAAATTTGATAAGGAGTAATATTATGATTCCAGAAAATGGATTTAGTTTTGGGAATCTTGTTTCAAGCAATGATGTATATACAAAAATCCCTAAATTTCTAGAGTACGTACCAGTTTTTTCTTTTTCATTTTTAGCCCTGAAAAATGGAGAAACTTCATATTCTAATACTAAAAAAAGGCTAAAAGGCTTAGAACCATCGCAGCTTAAAAGTTATGGAAAAGAATATCTAATAAATTATGGAGTAGGTAATGTATTCTCAAGAGACAATGGTTTATTTTATACTCCTTGGAGTTCCTTGTATAGAACTTCAATAGGAAGTAATTCATTATGTAGAAACATATTCCATATAAGTACTTTTTTAGAGTACTATGCAAGAACTGGACTCATACAAGGATCTGGATTTTTAGCTACTACAGAACCGGGACAAAGCCGTTATTATTTAAATAATATTATCCCTAAAGATTTCTTGTACATGTTTGTAATAAAGTCAGAATATGCTGTTGAAGCTTGTTATAGAGCTGAAGGAGAATTGACTTTTGATAGTAATATGTTTGAATTTTGGGTTCATCCAAATTTCTTAGATAGTAAGTATGCAAGACTTCGTACTAAGATGCAACCAAATTTTGAAAAATTAGCTGAGTATGGTATTAATATTGTATTTACAACTGATTTCCTTAGAGCTTTTGCTTCTAAAAGAGATGTTCCAAAAGATCTTGATGAGTTAAAAGAGTATAAAAAAGCTATTGTTAAACCAATACTTGCTAAAGTAATTGAAGAATATGGAACACATGGAAGAGAAGGAACTATTAGAAACCCTACAACAGTCACAGTCACTAGTACAAGTGGAGTCTACGAGCCACCACAAGAGTCAAGTGCATTACCTTGGTAATCTAATTTTTTATGCTGGAATATTCTTAAAGAGGATTGAAGATAAAGAAGATGCTGTACAAAATGCACATCTTCTTTATCTTATTTACAAGGATAGTTTTAAAACTGGAACACAAGAGCAGATTTTAAAATGGCTAGTAAAACAAGAATGCTTTAAGATTTTAAAGTATAAAAAGCAATGGAGAAACAAGATTAATTACATTGAAGATTTACCTACTAGGTATTCAGAGGAACATAGTTCTATAAATATTGAAGAAAATATGCATGAGTATACTTCAAAATGTAATTATAATGAGGCTCCACAAGAATTAGATAGAGAGTATCTACAAAAGCAGTATGATTTGTACTTATCTTATCCTCATAAGGATTCTTACAGAGATGGAATTAGTATAAATCAAATTAAGAAAGACTACATAAACGATAAAGAATTTGTAGAGATAAAAGTATTTAGTTCTCATTTAATAAGCCCAAATGATCCAAAAAGACGCCAT